CACCCGCCTTCATATAAATCAAAGCTACTCCTCTTGTTCCTGTTACGTCTTGAGAAAAATATGTCCAAGTAACTTTTAATTTATCGCCTCCGTTTACTTTTGGTAGGCTTATATTTTGTATAAAAACATAAGAACCCGCAGTGTTACGTTTAAATAACTTAAATATACTTGACGAATCGCTTGTATTTGGTAGTATTTCGTAAGTACTTCCCGTTGTATTACCCGCTTGCCAGTGAACAGGCAATGAACCCGTTAATGGACGCAAATTACCGTTTGACAAATAATTAGCTGAACTTGTAACCTCAATTGGTGCAATTATTTTATTATAACCCTTTCTAAGTATTTTAGTTTGAGCGCTATCGATAAAATAAACATTACTTGTATTGCCTGTATATCCTTGTATTTCGCTTAATGTATTCATTGTGCCACTACCTACCACGTTTGCATTGTGGTCGTATTCCGTATAATAAACACTATCCGAAGCTATGTCGTTTATGTTTATGATATACCATTTACCGTTAGCAATAAAGAACCTACAAGCAAATGACTTTAATATTGTGTACATAACATCGTAACACGATACATAAGTTAATGCATCGTTTAAGAATGTTCTTATTGGTAAATAAGTTTGTGCAAATGGGTCAGCGTATGAGTGGTCTGCTCTTGTTTCCATTTCTTGCGCATAAATAGAACAAGCAGTTATTATATTTGGAGTAATCGGAAAGTCTAAAGTATTTAACGCAGTACTAATAAATTGTATTAATGTATTTAGCGAATTAATATTTGTTGCAGCGTCAACGGGGTATTCAATGTTTTGCATTAAACCAATACCGTCAACCGCATCAAAACTTATTTCTCTAGTTCCTGTATTGAATGATATTTGAACGCTATCGCTCAAAGTAAATCCAAAGAACTGTAAATCGGTATCTAAATATAACTTAGCAAAATATTTCCTATCGTCTAACGTAGCAAAGTTTGGCATATTAATCATATCCTCCGTTACGTCAATTGCCACGCTAATTTGACTAGCATAAACAACCTCAAACGGATCGTCTGAACTTGGTATGTATTGGCACTCTAAACTTATACCTTGATACTCAATTAGTGGACCTGTATATCCGTCCTCTTGTAAGTATAAGTAAGGAGTTTTATTTGCCTTACTTGCGAATGTTATTTTGTATTTATCTGCGTATGCCATTATGAACCGCGTCTTAGATTGAGAGAATAATTGCTTCTTTGCAAAGCTAACACTAAATCGTTACCTTTCAAAGTAAACTGACCTCCTCCGCCTCCGCCGACTCCGCTAACCGCTCCAGCGTTAAAAGTGCTATTCATCATTGTACTTAACTTATTCAATGGCATAATTGCCTCGCTTTGTCCTCCTTCACCCACCATTGCTAAAGTTGGACGAGAAACAACCGCACCTTCAGCAGCACCTAATAATTTACCAACACCTCCAACTATATCACCTAATAAACCTCCGCCTCCGCCTGTTACTGTTGACAATAAAGACATTAATCCTTTAAATATAGTCGCTTGAACAATTGCAGCAATAAATTTCTTAGTTAAGTCCGCAACAAAATCACCCAATGCTTTTAATGGATTTTCTCCCTTTTGCATTGCATCGTACATAACCATTAAGCCATCGGTTACAGTACTTGCAGCAGTTTTAGCAAAATTTTCCCAATTTTCCTTTAATTTTTCGGCATCTTGTTGTTGCTTCTCAATGTCTAATAACTTTAACTTTTTGCCTAACTTATCGTAAGCCTTGCCTAAGTCTTCAATAACTTCAGGATTGCTTGATGTTGTTATCAAAGTTTTTATTTCAGTCATAGCCTTTTTAACGGCTAATTTCTTCTTTTCGAAATCCTTACCCGCCATCTTCTCCTCAACATCCATTTGGTCCTGGATAATATCAACCGCATCTTTAGCAGCTTTTTTCTTTGCGTCTAAATCCTTTTTAGCAGCTTCTTTTTCTTGCTTTTCAAAGTCCTTAGTGTTTTGGTCGGCAATCTTCATTATTTCCATACCCAAAGTCTTTTGATTTTGCAAAAGTCCTTGAGCAGCTATTTCTTGAATATTTTTTATTTCGTCTGCACTTGCTTTATTATGTTTCGCTTTTAATAATGCAATTCTTAATTCTTCAGCTACTATTTTGTCTGCATAATCTTTGTATGCATATATATCGTCTTTATAATATTGTTGTTTCTTTTTTAATAAGTCTAATTCTGAAGTGTCAACATCAAAACTCGCTTTTTTATCAGCCTTCGGCGCGGTTGTTCCTGTTACTTTAAAATCGCCTTGTTTAAATGATTGACTTGTTAAGTTATTAAGAACACCTATTAATTTTTGATAATTAGAAGTTGTTTCTTTAACTTGTTCGCGATTGTTAGCCATCGCATCGTTCATTACATTAACACTTGTTTTAGCAACACCTAATGCACCCGTTCCACCCGTTAAACTACCCTTAAGTATATCCCATCCTTTAGTCCAATTGGAAACATTATCAACTTGTTCCGTAATATTAGCAGTTTGTAACCTAATTAATTTAGCGTACTCCTCTCCAACAATTTTTGATACCGCTTCTATTTGTGCTTTTCTAACTAAAGCCTCAGACATTTGATTAATAATATTAATCAATGCAGCTCCGTCGTTTATGTCAGTTTTTTGTAATTCAATATTACCTTTATGCGCCTCCTTTAATTGCTTTAATGCAGCTTCTCTTGCTTGAGTCGATTGGCTTACATCGTTTATAACACCAACTAATGCTTGGTCCGTTGCAATTGTAGAACCAACAGATTTAAGATTTTCCTCAAATGCATTTCTCATTGATTGCATTGACTTTTCAAATGCTCCCGTTTCGTTTATTGCATTCATTAAATCGTCGCCAAATACAACGATTAACGAGGAAACCGCACCTAAAGCCAACCCAATACCCGCTGGACCTGTTAAAGCACCAAGCATTGATTTTAAAGCATTACCTGATCCTCCAGCCTCTTTACTTAATCTTTGAAACGATTCAAGCAATGGGTTAAGGTTATTCGCAATACCCATAAATCCATACGGAGCATCTTGAGCAACCCTTGACAAGTTTGTTAAAGCGTTTGTTGCATCAGCCGTCGGCTTAGTACTTGTTTGTATTGCACTACCAAATTGTTTAATAGAATTTGTTGCGCTATTTAAACCTTCTTGTAATCCTTGCGTATTCGCTCCAATATTAATTTGTAAATCTTCGGTTGCCATCTTTATTTTAATTTACTCCGTATAATTTTAATGTCCTTGCAAGTTGTTCGTCGGTTAACTTAGGGTTGTCCTCCATTTCAATATCCACATCATCAATAGCTGGTATATGCCAAAATGATTTAATTGATTTAGGCGCCTTTTCGGTAGTGTTACTTAAGTATATAATATAGGCGAGGTTTCTAGTCCTCGCCCATTCATTTAACTCTTTCCTTTCCTTACCCATTACGATAATAGAAAAGTCCTTCCAAGTCATTTCCCAAAACTCGTTTGGGCGTATATCGCATTCGGCAGCCTTAACTAATATATCATCCCAGCTTAGCTTTGTTAGGCTTTTTTTTTTCCTCTTTAGCAACTCCTTGAACTGTTGTAACCGTATTCGAAATGATATACTTAACATACTCAATGAATTGTCCTTCGGTACTAAAAAGTCCACCTAACTCATCAATCCAATCACAAACATCGTCCTCCGTATATTCAAAGGGTTGTTTGTTACTTACACAACCTGATTTATAACCTATGTAAATCATTTTTACAACGACGTCTAAATCGTATTGTGTTTTACCTAATAGTTCAAAGTACTTGTCAATACCAATATTGTTTATTGCGCAAAATTCACGCATAGCCCAAGTACCCCACTTTAAGTGGATTGTTTTGTTGTTTAGTTTTAATTCGAACATAGTTGTTGTTGTTTTTTATTAAGCTGTTACTGTTTGTGTTAAAGGTGGAACCGCTACTGTAAAAGTCGCACTAAATTTCACATCTTCTTTATCCGCAGCAGTTACGTCAAATGCAGAAATGAAAACCGCACCTGAATAAATAACGTTACCCGCAACAGGAGTAGCCTCGCCCATTTTAATATCGAATACAGTTCCAGCGATAAAAGCAGAATACAATTGATTGTAACTGTCTTTAGAAGCCGTTCCTGTTTGGTCGATTGCGAACCCGTCAGCTTTGATTGTTTGGTTGTAAGCTGGTCCAGGTTGGAATTGATCTCCACACTTAGAAGTTGCGTCAATCACGTTCAAAGAAGAAGTGATGTTGTTTGAAGTAAGACAAGCAACAGGTTTGAATGTACCGTTGTCGTCGATGTCTGCGAATAATAGGTAATCTCTACCTGATACTTTAGTTTCTGCCATTTTATTAAATTTGAGTTATTGTTAAATTATATGTTATAAGCGTTCTAAATACATTATCCAATGGATTTAAGCCGTCTAAATTTGTGATACTATTTACAAATAAGCTAGTGGAAGTCCACCCACTTGGTAGTGTTATTTTAGTATCAGAATTTATTTCCTCTAATATCATATTAGATATTGTTTCGGAACGTTTATAGCCAAAGTTAGCATTTTTTGTTATAATGTCAACTATAATAGTATTTGTATTTGTGTAACCGCTTTTGCCTTGTTGTTGGCTTGATGTTCTACCATCTAAAACAATATATTCGGTTAGGTCATTGTCAGGAGCCATACCGTCGTAAACGGGCAATCCCGTTGCCGAAGCAATGTTAGTTACAAACCATTTCTTTATTTCAATATTAGGATTTAGCATTTTTTATTACGTCTTTTATTTTACTAATTAATTTAGGCATTTCTGCTTGAAACGCTGGTATTAAAAACGGTTGAGGTCTTATTCCTTTTCTTATTATACTTAAGGCTATTGCATAAGCTACCGACTTACTTTGTTTACCACTAGCAATCCCTTTTTTAATTACCCATTCCGTCAATGCCTTAACCAAATCTTTAAATCTGCCACCTGTTTTGCCCTTAAACTTACTTGCTTCATCCGAAAATCCGCTTGGAATACTAACCTTGCCACCTGTTCCGAATTCTATATATGGAGCATATTTAGCAGCAGCGCCAATAACATACATAAACTCGTTTGCACTTTTAGACTTTTCTTCCGTATAAATTGATTGCCTAAGTTTACCTAAGTTAACAGGAGCCAACTTTATAGCGTTTGATTGTATATTCAATGCAGAAGCAGCAACCTCGCTTTTAATTTCTTTTTTAACGTTGTTGCTCATTTTATCGAACTTACTTAAAGCCTCGTTAAGATTCTTTATTTCAATCGTTATAGCCATTAAGCGTACATTTCAATTTCCCAAAATCTATGAGCATTATCCACGTCCTTAATAGAATGTATTGTAAAGCGTTGACCTTCAACCTCTAATTGGTAATTATCCGAAATTTCTAAGTCCCAACGTATAAACAATTTAGCATATCTATTGAATGACAATTGGCTTTCTTGAACTGCCCTATTTTGTGTTTGTGGTCTATAATCACCCCATACAGTTTGAACTAACTCAAAGGTAGTTACAAACCCACCTTCGCCATCGCTTGTTCTAGTAGGCGCATAAACGTCCACTAATCTAGTCATTGAGTTAGCGTCAACGTAATTGTCTTTATGTAGTCCTATTCTCATATTATAATATTGGCGATGTTCTTGTCCAACGTTGGCAAACTCTCCAGGTCTTCTCACAAATACCCATATCGTCAACGTCCATACCTCTGTTCTCGTAACCGTAGTTAATTTGGTCCAAAATGGCAATCTTTATTTCTTTTGGCACTGTTGACATACCCGTAGTGTAAACCGCCGTTAAATTCGCCCAATCAGGCTTTTGTAGGTTAGGATATTGTCCACCTATTAACTTATAAACGTTGCTTGTAATTGTATTACCGTTAACGTCCGTTA